GGCCCTGGCGTCGCGGACGGATGGACGACGTCCGTCACGTCGTCCGGGGAGGAGTTCGCCGAGTTCGACCTGGACGTCTCGAACAGCGTCGCGACGGGCCAGGAGACGTTCGAGGGGGAGTGGCCGGCCGGGTTCGTCGGGCTCGTCGGGGAGTACGCCGGGTACTACGTCGATCTCGACCCTGCCGTGTTCGCGTCGTCCCCCCGTCCCGTCGAGGACTTCGAGACGGAGTGGGGGACTGGCAACCAGGGGCCGCTCAGCTTCCAGTCCCTTCCGACCGAGGTCGCCGTGTTCGACGTCGCGGAGCCGTCCGGCGCGGAGCCCGTCGAGGACTTCGAGGAGGGGTGGCCCGCGGGGCAGACGATCGTCCCGTCGTTCACGTCGTCCGACCTAGAGTTCGCCGACTTCGACGCGTACGACTACGAGGACTTCGAGGGCGGGTGGGACAACGACTCCTACGTCTGGTCGTATCCGGCCGGCTGGGGAGTGTATCTCTCCCCGGCCGGGTTCGCCACGGGCTACGGCGTGAGCGGGAACTTCGAGACGTTCGAGGGGGAGGCATTCGACTTCGAGGTCACGAGCGTCGCCCCGGCGACGGACACGATCACGAAGGTCGGGCACGGACTCGCGACTCCGTGGGCTGTCACCCTCCGCAACGAGGGGGGGCGGCTCCCGGACGGGCTGTTCGCCTCGACCGAGTACGTCGTCCAGAACGAGACGGCCGACACGTTCCAGCTCGCCGCCGTCAACGGCGGGACGATCATCGACATAGGCGACGTCGGCTACGGGACCCACTACGTCAAGCACGACCCCGGTTGGTTCTGGACGGAGGAGCTGACGGGGGTCTAGCGGAGGAGAGCCATGAGCGAGGCACAGTGGTCGGTGTTGACCGACTCTCTCGGCGCGTCGAGCGTGGCCCGCGGCGTGACGGCCGGGGTCGTCAAGCCGGCGGGCGGCGGCGACTTCGTCTACGGGTTCAACTCGAAGTCGATCGTCGACGGAGCCGTCGGGCTCCACAACAACCAGGTGAACTTCGCCCCGATGGCCAGCGGATGCTCGATCCGCGGGGCACTGAAGCGCGCGGCCGGGGGCGGGAACACGGGGTTCGCGCCGTTCCTGTTCGGTGCGCTTCAGGGGGCGTCGGTGAACGACCTCGGATACCTGCTCGGGATCGGGGACGACGAGCCCGGCCACATCGTCCTGCGAAAGGGGTCGATCGTGACGGGGCTGCCCGACACGACGCCGAACCCGCCGACGACCGACGTCCTGATGCGCTCGACCGAGACGTTCGAGGTAGACACCTGGCTCCATCTCCGGCTCGACGTCATCGTCCAGGGGACGGGAGACGTCATCCTGCAGGTATTCCAGAACGACTTGGACGTGAACGACGTGACGAGTCCGGTCTGGGAGAGGATCACGGGAATGGAGGGTCCCCAGTACCCGAGCATCGAGGGGTTCGTCGACGACTCTCTCGGAGTCAACACGGGGAGCGCCCCTTACACGTCGGGGCGGGGAGGGTTCGCGTTTCGCGTCGAGGACGTGACGCGGCGCAGCTACTTCGACCACCTCGAGATCGCTCGGCAACTCTAGAGGTCCCTGGAGGTACATCGTGGCCCTGTCGCCGTTCGAGCGAGACATCGGAGACGAGCAGGGGCGGATCGCCGAGAGCGACGCCCCGGGCGGGAGCTACGTCTTCGAGCTCGGTCACGCTGGGCGCGAGACGGGCTACTTCGACGCGGGGGACCACATCGAGGTGTCTCAGGCCAACATCGAGTTCGACGCCCAGGCGGCGCTCGCCAGGGTGACGGTGAACGTCTCTCTCCCGACCGAGCTCCCTGCGTCGCTCGAGTGGGAGTTTACGGCGCGGCTGAACGGTAGCGCGCGCTACACGCGGCGCTTGAGGGTCGAGCAGCGGACTCTCGAGCTGACCGACATCGCGATCCCGACGGTCGCCGCGCTCGCCGGGCCTAACAACACGCTGGCGTTCAGGCTCGAGCTGGTGACCGCCTGATGGCCGAGCAGGTTCAGCTCCCGTCCGTCCAGCTGGACCTCGTCCGGGAGGACCTCGGCGACGCGTCCCGGGCGACCATACTGTCCGGCGGGGCCGAGGCCTTCGCGCTCGTCGACGGTCAGACGCTGACCGTCGACGTCGACAACGCCGGGGTTCAGACGGTCACGTTTCTCGCCGTCGACTTCGACGACATCGCGGAGGCGACGGCCGCGGAGGTCGCCGCCGTCCTGAACGGGGCGACCGCCGGCCTGACGGGCGCGACCGCCGCGGCCGAGTCCGGGCAGGTTCGGATCACGTCCGACAGCTACGGGTCGACGTCTGAGATCGACGTCACGGGCGGGACGGCCAACGCCGAGCTGGCGTTCTCGACGACGCCCGTGACGGGGGCAGACTTCACGCCCGTCGTAGAGCTCGTCAACCGCATCCCCGAGGACGGAGAGACAGAGGTCCCGCTCGACGCGGACGTCGAGATCGAGCTCCACGACGGGAGCGGGACCGCTCCCGCACTGGCCAACGTCGACGTCTGGATCGGCGGCACCCAGGCCGTCGCAGCCGGTGTGGCCCAGTCCGGGTTCTCTCTCTCCAGCTCGAACCCGGACGCCGCGACGCTGCGGCTCGTCGTCGATCCGACCGCGGACTTCGACTCCGACGTCGACGTCGACGTCCGCGTCACCGAGTCCGGCAGCTCCCTGGACGAGACGTACACCTTCGGAACCGAGGACCAGACGAGCCCGAGCGTCGTCTCTGCGGATGCCCGCACGCAGCTGATCGTCCGCGTCACGTTCTCCGAGCCCGTCCTTCAGTCGTCGGCGTCCGGGGCGACCGACGCCCTGAACCCGGACAACTACGCGTTCTCTCGGAACACGACACCCGCGGTCGACGTCGTCGCCGAGTCCGTCGCCGCGGTGGACGCGTCCACCGTCGACGTCACGGTCGACGAGGAGCTGTCGTTCGGCTCCGCGTACCTGCTGACGGTCACCGACGTCGTCGACGTCTACGGGAACGCGATCGGTCCTCCGACGAACGCCGTTGAGTTCGAGAGCCTGGCTCAGCCGTGGCCCGCCGGTCGGCGGTTCCTGCTGTGGGACTTCATCCCTCAGCTGAACAAGACGGAGGACCACACGGGGGAGCTGGCGCTCTGGATCGCCTGCCTCCAGGACGTCACCGACCTGCTGCTCAAGCTCATCGACGACTGGACGACGATCCTCGACCCGGACGTCGCCCCCGAGCGGTATCTCGACGCGATGCTGGCCGACCTCGGCAATCCGTTCGCGTTCGACCTGAGCGAGATAGACAAGCGGCGGCTCATCCGCGTGCTGACCGACATCTATAAGGAGAAGGGGACGGCCCAGGGGATCATCGACGTCGTTCGGTTCTTCCTCGGGCTCGACGTCACGATCGAGACGTACAACGGTCTCGGCTGGGAGCTCGCCCACTCCGACAGCCCGACGCTGGACGGTCAGAGCCCCGGGAGCGGCCCGGGCGACGAGCTGTCCAGCGCCGAGACCGAGCCGGCGGACGCGGCCGAGCTCGGGCCGGGGGATCGCCGCCTGCTCTACAGCTTCGAGATCCACTCCGCGGTCTCGCTGACGGACGAGCAGCGGGCGCGGATAACGCAGATCGCCGAGCTCATGAAGCCGGCCCACGAGCACCTCGTGCGGATCGTCGAGCCGACGACGCCCGTGGAGTACGACCACCTGGAGCTCGGCGTATCCGGGCTCGGGAAGGCGGGCGGCCCGTCCGGCGACTGGCAGCTGCACTAGGGAGGACAGGACGATGAACCGATTCGACTTCTTTTTCCGCCAGAAGGTCACCGAGGGGGAGCTCGACGGGGCGTTCGACGCCGTCGATGCCGCCCTGAAGAACTGGGCCCTCGACAACGGGATCGTCGGCGTCACGAGCGGCGGAGAGGTGACAGAGAACGCCGGGACCCCGAACATGACGGTCGACGTCGCCGGGCCCGCGAGCATCTATCAGCAGGAGGGGAAGCGGGTCACGTGGACGGCCCAGCAGGACGTCGACTGCTCTGTCGACGAGAACTCGAACCCGACGGCCGTCACGACGAGCGGGAACGAGAAGTACATCTCGCTGTTCGCCCAGCACGTCGTCACGCAGTCCGACCCGCGTCTCGACGGCGATGGGACGACCGTCTACTTCTCGCTGGCCGACGGGTTCCAGATCAACGTCGTCCAGGGGGCCGAGGCGCTGGCCGGGACCGCCACCCCGCCGGCGCTACGGAGCACGCAGATCCTCCTGACGGACGTCCTCCTGACGTACGGGATGACGCAGATCCTGAACGCCGACATCGACGACTCGCGCCGAGAGTGGGCCTTCAAGACGTCCGGGATCACCCCGGGGATCGCCGTCGGGACCGCCGAGGAGGCGATCCAGGCTCTCGCCGACGCCGGCGGGCTCCAGTACGGCGGCGGCGGGACCTGGCACGACGGGACGACTAATCCGGCGACGACCGTCGAGGCCCAGCTCGACAAGCTGGTCGCCGAGCTGGCCGATGAGAGCACGTACGGCGACGGCGGCGCCGACAAGATAGGCGACAACGCGATCGACGCCGGGACGTATCCGGACCAGCTCGATCTGTCGGCCGGCTCCGTCCGCGACCATCTCGAGGCGATCTACAGCTTCGCCATCAGCAACCGCCTGTCGACGTACCTCCAGGAGGTCATGAACTGGGGGCAGACGGTCGACGCGGCCGGCGGGTCGTCCTACGCCTGCAAGGCTCTCGTATGGGACGAGGACAACGAGGCCCACGTCATGTTCGCCGACACGGGCGCCGCGGCGAAGGCGCTGACCGGCCTGGCCGGAACCGGCATGTACTCCAACTGCGTGGCCTTCGCCGGCGGCGGGATGGACCTCGTCCACGACGCCGTCTACAACCGCTCGTCCAATCTCAGCGTCGCCGTCGGACGGGAGAGCGCCGCGAACGGGGCCGCCATCCAGACGTCTGCCAACGCCGGCGTGTCGTCGTGGGTCGAGCGCACGCCGTCCGGGAACTTCGTCGGCGCCGGCGGGGAGCTGTTCGGGGTCGCCGGGGAGGGGAGCGAGGTCGTCGCCGTCGGAGTGAACACGTCGGCCGGCGGCGAGGCATCGACGTCCGCAGACGGCGGAGCGACGTGGAACGGCAGGACGATGCCGAGCGCGTCGACGGCGCTCCGCTCCGTGGCCCGCGGGAGCAACTCCTGGGTGATCGTCGGCGACAACTCCGGGGCCGGGAAGATCTTCAGGATCGACGGGAACCCGACCGGGACCTGGACCGACGTCACGCCGGGCGGAGGCATCGCGCAGGCCAACTCCGTCGTCTACGACGACGCCACCGACTGCTACATCGTCGTGACGGACGACGAGGTGCTGTACTCCGACGACGAGGGCGCGACCTGGACGGACGTCAGCCCGGACGCCGAGGACAAGAACGGAGTGGCCGTCGTCGTGTCCTCCGGACTCGGCATGTGGGTCGTCGTAGGGACGGGCGACACCGTGTACGTCACCGTCGACCGCGGCTCGAATTGGATCGTGGAGAAGCCGAGCACGGACCGGAACACGGCCGGCGGAGGGAACGGGATCGGAACGGCGCAGGACTACGGCCACATGCTCCGCTACGTGAACGGGAGGATGTACAAGCTCGGGGCTGTCGACCTGTTCTTCGGCCTCAAGACGTACGGCGACCACACCCTGCCCTAGCGCTGTGGTATCCTCCCGGTGAAAGGGGAAGGAACCATGGCGGCACCGATCGGAATCGGGCTCTACATCAGAGCGATCAGGAAGTCGAAACACGGCACTCCGAAGCAGCTGGCAGACAGGCTCGCCGGGGCCGGGGTCTCCTGGGTGGCGATAGGCGGACCGTGGCACGACAACCACGGCGAGCGTTGGATGAACCGCCCGCCGGCCATCCGCCGCTACAGCACGGCGCTGCTCCGGGCCGGGGTCGAGCCCCACATCTGGGGGTTCCCGTGGCACGACCGCGTCGAGCTGTTCGTCGCCGAGATGACCCAGAGCACGCTGAGCGACGTCACCGCGGGCTGGCTGCTGGACCCGGAGCTCGGGTTCAAGCGCCGGGACGCCAAGGCCTCCGAGCTGTTCGATCGCTCGAGAGACGCGGTGACCGCCATCAACCCCAGCATGCTGCTAGGAATGACGAGCTACGGGCTCCCCCGCGGGCACCGAACGTTCCCCTTCGACGCCTTCGCCGAGCCCGGCCAGAGAGGCGAGCCCACCGTCGAGTGCGACTACGGCAGTCCGCAGCTCTACTTCGTGCCGGAGCGGCGGGTGAAGGAGGGGCTCGCAGACTACGCCGAGATCGGGTTCGACGAGGTCGTCCCGAGCTTCGGAAACTACAAGTTCGTCCGCCGCGACCCGTCGAAGCCGCTCTCCGGCGAGAACCGCCGGGCGGTCGCCAAGACGCCGGCCGAGCTCCAAGAGCACATGAGCCACTTCGTGGACAGCGACGTCCCCGTCAGGGGGATGATCGGCTGGGCGTACAACTTCGTCACCAGGGGTCAGTGGGCCGTTCTCGAGCGATGGTCCAACTGGCTCGCGCGGGGGGCGTGCAGCCTCCCGTCCCGATAGGAGGCTGCCATGTTCGACGAGATCGTCCAGTTCGTCTCGGACCACTACCCGCTGCTGGTGTTCGCCCTGACGGCGGCGTTCGTCGTCCAGGTGTTCAAGTCCGCCGTGTGGACGGCGAAGCGCGCCGACGGGCAGGGGACGAGAGCCGGGTTCTTCTGGTGGATGCGGAAGACGCTCCCGGTCCACCCCGTCGTCGCCGGGGCGCTGTTCGGGCTCGTCCCGGGGCTCCCCGTCTCTCCCGACGTCCCCGAGACCGTCGCGGCGCACGCCGTCTACTACGCCGGGGCCGGGATACTCTCGACCTGGGGGTTCGCCATCGTCAAGGGAGTCGCGAAGCGGAAGGGGATCGACATCTCCATCCCGGGCGCGAACGGCGACGCGGACGGATCGTGATCTGGCTCCGCGCCGTGTGGGCCTGGCTCCGTCGCAGGTGGAAGGTCGCCGCCGGGGTCGTCGGTGGCGCCCTCGTCGTCGGCGTCGGAGCGTTCCTGGCGGTCGGGGCCTACAGACGGCGGGTCTCCGGGCTCCGCGACGCTCTGGACGTCGAGCGGGCCCGTCGGGACGTCGCCGAGCTCCGCGCCCGCCGCGAGGAGCTGATGACGGCCGACGCCGCCGACGAGAGGGCCGTTGCAGAGATCGACGTCAGGCTGGACGAGAACCGGGATAGGATCGCCGCCGCCCGCCGGCGGGCGGACGTCCCGGACGACGAGCTCGAGGCGGAGTTCGCCAGGCTCGGGTTCTGAGGTGTGTCAATGGTGACACGTGACAGGAGGGCCCTGGCGGCCGCTCAGACGGCGTTTCGGGCGAGGGGGTACCGACACACCCCCGTCGATGCGACTGCGGTCCTGGTGGCGGCTGGGGCAGTTCTCGCGGCGATCTGCCTGTGGACGGCCGACTGCTCGGCGGAGACGTCTCCGTCTCCGCGGGTGTGCGCCCCCGAGTTCGAGGGGACCCGCCGGGCCACGGTGACGGTCGACGGTCAGGTCGGAGTGTGGTTCGCAGCCCCCGTCGCCCGCTGCATTCTCGCGGACTTGGAGGAGCTCCCGCACGTCCGTGTCCGCGTGACCCTGCTCGAGGAGCGGCTGACGCTTCGCGACGAGCAGGTCGAGCGTCTCCGTCGGGCGGTGGGTCTCGCCGCCGAGGAGGCCCAGACCGCCGCGGACGCGCTCGAGACCGCCGTCCGTCTCCGAAGGGAGGCGGAGGACAGTGCGCGCGTCTGGTGGAGGTCGCCCGTCTTGTGGTTCGCCGTCGGTGTCGTCGTCTCGGCGGGGCTCGTGGCGCTCACGGCCTACGCGCTCTCCTCGGTCTCCGGTCCCTGACGTTCTGAGTGGGCCGCCGGCCGGAGTGTCCGACCGCGTGGGGAAGGTTTCGCGGGCGTCATCCGACCGACGGCTCGGACGATGATACATCGTCGGGCGCGCCGTCGGGGGGTTCATAGGCCCTGCAGTGCGAGATGGCCACGAGCAGCCTGTCGTCCGGCGGGGCGTACCTGCAGACCGAGACGTGGATGCACCCGAGGCATATGTGGACCTGACTCCACCGATCGATTGAGCTCTCCTCGTCGACGCAGTCCTCGTAGGCCTCCGTCAGGCAGCTGTCCGGCGGAGGCGTCGTCCTCCGCGCGGCGGAGCAGCTCGAGCAGAGCAGGTCGCCGGTCTCGTCCACGCGCCACCCGTCGGGCGGCGGGGCGTCGGACGGGTGGCCGTCCGTCGGGACGTGGAACCGCTGAGACAGCTCCGTCCCGCATCCGACGCAGACCCAGGTCCCTATGCGCCAGTCGTCTCCCATGTCGGCTCCTTGCGGTCCGATAATGCTTGCGCCTAGAATCCCCGAATGTCCAGACAGCGGCCGACGTTCTGGCCGCGAACACCTCACACAGAGGAGGGTGCAATGCGAGCGCTAACGACGCTTACGACGATCATGGCCGTGCTTTCCGCGTGCGGCGGGACCCCGACGATCGCCAAGTCGCCCGCCCCGCCGGCCGTCGTCGATCCCGAGGCGGAGTCGTTCGACATCGAGGCTCGGAGCCGGGCCATCCGCGCCGAGCTCGGCGTCGCCCCGGTGGCCGCCGAGCTCGTGGAGACCGCGGCCGTCGCCGCCGAGCGCGAGCGGGCCGATCGGGCGCGTCGCGAGCGGGTCCTGCGTCGTTGGGCATGGGAGTCTCCCGTCGAGACGCGGGCCAGGCTG